AATAGCCCTGATCATTCAGGGCTTTTTTTTATAATGCTCTAGCGCAAATTGAGACATTGACATTGCTATTGATCGTATGAGCTGTGCATCCTGAAAATAGAATGCACAGCAATGTAATTGTTAAAGCTATCTTTGATCGTCTGCAATGAAAGACTTTCATATAACAACTCGATTGGCGATCCAACCATAGAAAAACTGTTCCTGGCTAGGATTGCGTTCACAGATTTCAATGTAACGTTGCCCTTGCATGATATTAAGAACACGCACCAGGACTTTTTCGCCGTCTTTTCCACGCTTGGCCAGATAAGTTTTGAGTGCATTAAGAGTTGCTGGACAATAAATTCCGTCAACTGTTAAATCTGGCCAACCTGCTTTACCTTGGTTATTCAGCAAATTTAAAGCACGCTGTAAGAGTGGTTTTGCAAATCCGGTACCGCAATTTACCCCAGTATCTAAAAGCTCTTCAGCAACTAACGAGCTAATTACATTCACTTGATCAAATCGCGGATCTGTCCAATACTGCTTTTTATAAATGGCTTTGGCCACATCAAGCGGTAAATCTTTCATGTTGCCCTTAAAGCCGTTAGTACGTGCTACTGCTTCAGTAATACCGTACTTTGTTTCACCGCCTCGATCTGCTGGGTTGTTTACGTACCCGCCCTCACGCTTAATTAACTCGTCCAGATATTGTTCAATGTTCATTTCGGTTTCCTTCAGATGTAAAAAACCGCCCGAAGGCGGCATTAGCTGTTTTCAATGTCTTTTCTGGCTTTCTTAAACTCTTTGATCACTTCAACGATCGTTTTACCTTCCTGTTTATCTATAAAATTAAAAATCCAACGGACTAAAGCCCAACCGGGTAAACCACAAACAAAGAAGAACCCACCTAGAGCAATCATCCCCCATACATCAGTAACCCATTCATGAAGTCCCCACTTCACAATAATGAATGAGCCGCCAGCCAAACTTGATACAACCGTACAGATCAAACCAACTGCCCACTCTTGTGGTGAGCGTGGCATACGAGTCATTAATACAACTGCTGCAACCAAACCGACTGCTAAAGTCACCATGATTGCAATCCCATATAATTTTAAAAGTGCTGTAAAACCGCTAGTGGAAACTGGTTCCATTAATTTCTCCAGAAAATTTAGGTAATAAAAAAGCACCCGAATTGGGTGCTCAAAGTTCTTATAAGGTTTAAAGGGTTTGTAAGATTTTCCCTCCATTAATCAATTGAGTTGTCAGTGGTGCAACTCCCACAATTGCAGGTCCACCTGGCCCCGGCTGACCTTCAGTTGTGCCATGGTATTTCCAGTTCCATGTTCCATCATTAGTAGACTTGGTACCACGTTCGCCCCAGTTTCCGCCATCACCTGATAATGGGGATCCATAACGGTCATTTTGGGTTCGGTAGCCTTTTCCGGGTACCGAAGCTTCGGCATCAGTAATTTTTAAGACATTGAAGTAACTTCCAAAATACCAGCGCCAATCTTGTGAGTCGCTTGAAATTGGCTGGCCTGTCATGACCCGTCCAAATGGTGCACCAGCTCCACCCGGAATACCTTGAACACCATAAGACAACCCAGTGTAAATACCGCTTGGTGTTGCTCCACCACCAGATCCACCTCGAGCTAGAGTGCCGCCATCAATAATCAGGTTTAGTTTGCTGTGCCGGTTCAATAAACCGGGTGCTCCCTGAAAACCATCACGACGGGTTTTTGTAAAGTTGTAATCCGGATCGGTAGACCATGCACCAAATGCCAAATGTGGCAACCCGCCATCTCCACCACGTCCAACTACAGCACCTTTAATCGTCAGATTCACAACCAGATCAGGTGGAAACTCACCAGTATCAATAGCAGGTAATTCTGATGCAGCTGGAACGATATACTCTCGTTTTGGAGGACTAGAGTTGTAGTCGAATTTATAGACAAATCTGGTTTCCGGTCGATAAGAACTTGAACTTGAAACCAATGCACCTGCTTCAACTACAAAACTGATTTCGCCAGTCGTTGGTAAATCACCTCTTTGCATCTGATACAAACGTGCCAGATTAATATCAAGCTGGTCATATCGAATATAAATCGGTGAATCATCTACCGGTACATCAATGAAGTCCTTGTCATTGAGGTAATAACGTTCATCGTAATTAATTGCAGTAATTGTATTAGAGAACTGGTCAGCTGGTTCTCTTTTTGCAACCAGATAAGGTAATGAGCCTTTGGTATCGTCATTAACTACCGTGTAGATAGTATTCACAAAGTCATCGGGACTAAGCTTTAAGGCCCCGTTCGGTAAACGCCCTAAAACAACTTTGTTCTTGGCTGAACCCGGTGTAATAGGAATTAGGTCCACGGTACCATCCCCCATTTGCAGATAGATCACATAGCTCTTGCCTGCAATGAAATCTACATCATGGCTTAAGGTGAGGATTAAACCCTCTTGCTGTACCACTTCCCCGCTTTGATGAATACCATTGCGATAATCTGCTACAGCAATACGGTCACGTAGCACAAGCAATTCATACTCAGGCGCCGCATCAAAGGTGATGGATTTACGTTGAAACCGAAGCTTGTTCCAGATCCGGTACGCATTAAAATGAGCTTGCCACTTGTTTCGTACCCCAACGGATTTCACTTCTTTCGGGTTCTTTGCTCCTTTGTCTGGCAAATAGATATTGATACGACTATCGTCGGTCGGATCCGTGTATTCATAGATCAGTCCATCGTAGTCATCCATCACGCCAAAGGTTAGATCATGCTTGTAACTATCTGGAATGATATTCCTGAAGTTAAACAGCATTACCGAGTTATCAGTTGGCCGTTCAAAATAAAGCTTGAGCTTGTTGTTTTGTCGATAAGCGGTACAAAAAACTGCATCACATAGATTGGTGACCAGCTCTTCAAAAGACAGGTTTGTATCATCAATCGTAGTACAGAACTCAGCCGCAAGTGGTGTACCAAAATAATCAACTACATCGTTATAAGTCCGATAGATATTTTCCAGATCTATTTCGTCGATCGTACGGCGGCCTATCTTGTCATCCAGTGCCATTGAAACCAATGCATCAGCAAAGCTTGATGTTGGAAATAGCTCTGTCGTCATTGCGCCGTTTTTAAAAGTCGGTAACATCCGCTGAAGATCAAAATTGATCTTGCGGGACTTAACAGATAAAGCTCCAGTGGTTGCATAAGTGCGCGCACGAAAAACCGTTTCATGTTCATACACTGTGCTTTGCAAAGGATAAGCACCATAAAGCGCCTGCCACTTTACTTCATCTACTACCGTTGTAACCGCCGGTGTTGGTGTTAAACGACGTGCACGGACACTACAGCGACCTTGAAATGTCACCATATCCAGCGTTGCGCCAACTGTCTGACGTGACTTTGCCGAACCCTTTAGAATGATCTGCTTTAGCATTGGATTACCAATGGCTGCACCCGATTCATTTACCGGCGTTACTTCTACTTCAATCGTGACGTTTACAGCTCCCTGATTTCCACCTGAAGAAACTGTGTAAAGTCCATTTGTGGCCACAAAGTTACATAGCACCCGACTTCGTTCGACATTGTCCAGAATGAATGGACCAATCCACTTTTCACCTATTGAACTGATCTTTGGTGATAAAGCTGCTGTTTGCTGGTTATTTAACTCTTTAAGCTTTAACCAGTTAGCATTAACGGCCGCCGGATTTGATAACGTCATTCGATCATCAGCTACCGATAGAACACTGTAAGTGCCGTTTAAATCATAAGTCTGGCCGTTAAACGTGAATGAGGCATTCGTGATTTCTACGCGGTCATTACTTACAAACTTAGTGGTTAAATCTGTGTTGTTTGCCGTTGCCCGAAGAATCTCGTTTGGATATGCAAAATGAAGGTAGTTCGTACCTTCTAAAGATTGTGTATCAGCAGGACGTAAAACTTGGCCATTAACAGAAGTTTGATGCTGAACTGTTAAGGGTGGAGTTGTAATTTCGGTACCAAGCGAGAAATATGGCTCACCCGAGACAATATCGACACCCGGTCGAAAGACTTCTACCGATGCGCCGGCAATATCAACAATGTTGGTTTCACCGTCATATGCACCGTTAATTTTATAGTGACCACGACCAATACAACCAACAACATGCTCTACTTCGACATTGTTTTCATATACCTTGTAAGGCACAGTAATCAGATCAGGGGTATCGTGAGCGGCACCATAAATATCTGCGATACGACCATTTACGCGAGTTTTATTTTCACGGTTTGATAATTCGTTATTTGCAGACGAGGATTGATTGTTATTCTGGTTGGTTTGGGTAATTGAGGGCACAGGCATTAATAATGCAACAGCCACACCCATAACTATAGAAGCAACCGCTATCCAAGCTAGAGTTATGGGGTCTATACCCTTGGGATTCTCAATTACAATGAAAGTGCCTGGCAAGAAATCGAGCTGCTTTAATTCATATGCATTCTTCGGTGTGACTTCATTCGCAAATGAAATTTCCGCATGATCCATATTGCTTATGGTATGAAAAATACGGACATGCTCAGGCATATGGTCATATTTTGAAGTAAGCCATTGACCCAAAGTTTCAGCATGTTCAATTGTTTTGTCTTCGGATAAAGGGTCTTGTTTATAAATAATCTTAATCATAGAAACTCACACGATTAAATCCAAATGCTTGAACGACTTGAATTGGCATCCATGAAACGCCTGATTCCTGCAAATGCAAAATACGCCCCAAACGAAAAAGCCCCACATGTGGGGGCTTGTTTCGGTATCTAGAGTGAAAGGCGACTATGCAGCCTTCCTTGGGCATGGGCAATGGATTTAGTAACTTCAATCTTGATGGCAGAAATACCTTCTCTTTGACGGGCTTCATAAAAAACTCAAGCGCCTCTCCTCGATCAATATCATATAGATCCATTGCAGCTTCATGCGCGAAGTGAACACAGTTGTAGTGTTCCTCGTCATATTGCTTATCGAGCAAATGATCGTGACTCTTCATATAGCCCCCTTCAAACCACTAAAACGATCAAGCGAAAAGATATCTCCAGTCTTCGCAGTATTTAATCTTGGTGATTCAGCCTTGAATGTCACAGCTTTATGGTTCATTGCAACACTGGAGAGTTGCAGTCCGAGTAAATAAAACATTGGAGAATTCAGATTGTCTGAACTGTAAATCCGGTAATTTACTGTTGGCTTTACATCGGGATATTGGCCTTCGATTACCCGTTCAAACTCATCCGGCATTACATCACCTAAACCAGATATAGAGACTGTTAATGTCTGGTCCAGATCACCCAGCATTCCGGATCTTTGAATAGATGCTGGCAAAAATTCATAATAGACCTGACCGGATCCCTCCTTATGTTGAACATAAACACCTCGGTCATCATTACGGACTATTCGGTATGTATTCATAAAAGAAGGATGAGAAAGCTCAATACACTCCAATTGATAGACATCAACTTTCCGATTGAAAAAGAATTTGGCATATTCGTTATCCATTAGACCTCCCAATCCTTAATCAAAGCGATATCGGCAGTAAGGTTAGGCTGGTTTTGAACAACTTCGAGCTGTGCATTTACCCGGTAAAGGTTGCCATTCACTTCATTGGTCTTGAACGAGTTCGGAATGAAGTTACACAGGTATTGCTGACGAGCTCCCTGATCAATCACCAGATCCGCATAAAATGAGGCTGGCTTGTTCTGGTATACCCGCCAGAACGCCATCATTTTATTGAAATCGGTTTTACTTAAATTCCAGTTCACATCAACAATGTGGCTATTACGTTTTACATCGATGTAATAGCGACCACGACCGCCGTCCATCTGCTGACGTTTCACATCATCACCCGGTGTTACGCCATAGCCGCTGGTCTGAGGATTTAGCTTTAACTTGTACATAACTTTCCTTCAGGTAATAAAAAAACCCGCTTTCGCGGGTTCTTTTATTAAAGTTAACTTGATTAATTTTTAGAAATTAATAGATATTACTTTTGAATATAAATACAAAAACATCACTTAAAATTAAATTTATTTATTAACAACCTAGCGCTTCTAATTGCTCTAAAACAATTATTGCTGCACTATCTGCTGTATCAAAATCAACTAGCTCATAATCAAAAACACAACATGCTCCAACCATTTGTTCTGGACGTAACCGCGGAACTTTACCTACATTTTCACGCTGTATCCGCATAAACTCTGGACTCAATTTTCCAATTAATTTATCAAGAATACTAGTTTGCCATTCAATGTCCTGCTCTGTTGTTTTCCAGGTATCTAAATCTAGGATTGGAAAACCGGATTGTTCAAATATACAATTAACAAAAACTGAACATGTAAGGCTATCACCTACCGTATTAGGGGTACTTAGAAAATCACCTCCTGAGATCCTAGATCCACCAAAATTTACGATTCCATAAGGAGCAGGAAAATAGAAAACTTCATTATTATTCAAATCTTTATTATGAGAAATTTGTTCAAGTTCATTAATTATATGTACAAGAGTTCTTTCTGGAATTTTTTCTAAATCAAACCAGTACATAGCATAACCGTCAGAGTCATTACGTCTTTGAAAAAAATAGGTTTCATGCCAGCCAAAATGAGCTAGTACTAATTTATTATCTTCAATAAATACAAAACCAGTATGATTTTGTTCTGATGTTACCTTTTTAATTATGACTCCAAGTTGTGA